AAGAATAAAATCATTGACTTCAAAATTAAGTGCTTCTTCTGGAAGCTCTTTTTTTACTATTTCAAAATAAGCTTTTGTAATTTTTTTAATTGTCGAAGAATTAATATGTACACCGCTCTTAAATGCATATACCGTATTCATTCTATTTTTCCTCCTACTCTTCTACATGTTTAATTGAGTATCTAACACAACATTCATGTTCGATACAGCATCCTCGATACTTTTCCCAATCCTTGCAAAAATAAACAATGTCAGCTTGACCTAATAACTTAACGGACTCGCCTAAATACCATAATGGAGTTTTAGGCTCACCATCAAAGAACGAATCAATCACTTCAATTTCTTTATCAGGAAATAATTCTTTTACATTGCATAGCACCCTTTCTCTTTCATCTAGGATTTCTTTATCCGTTTTTCCTGCCATTGGTTGACTAATAAATAATTTCATTTACACATTCTCCTATTCCACAAAAGTCCAATCTTCTGATAACATATCACTTTGACTCGCTAACCATCCTAGCTGTACACCACTTGTCCCATGAAAGGCAATTGCTTTATTACCCATATCAATATGATCTACATTAATAACTTCATCATTAGGTGTTTTGAAAGATACGTTTGTTGCAAGTTCAATGTATTGGTCTTTGCCATTCCATCCTTTACGTTTCACTTTCATTCCACGTTTTAAATACTTAATAGCTTCATCAAAACCAAAAGTAGCTTCTCCACCTAATTCAGGACAATTTTCTTCATCAGCAAGAATCCATCCATCATCAAGAATATTAGATAACGTATAAATA